GTCGCTGACCAACACGCTGGTCCTGGAGATTCAAGGCGGCACCGCGACCGAGAAGGCCAAGGTCTCCGCGACCACGAACGGCTCGGGTGTCGTGACCGCGGTCGCGCTCTTCGAGACCGGCGGCGCGTACTCCTCCGCCCCGTCCGCGACGGCAGCGACGACCGCCATCGTTGGGCCCAGCACCGCGACGACCGGATCTGGCTGCACGATCGACACGACGATGACGGGCCTGATCGGCACGACCGGCGTCGCGGCGACGGGCGGCACGGGCAGCAGCGCGACGTTCGACCTGACGCTGACCGACACCGGCTGGACCGCGCTGCGAAACGAGAACGACTACTCGGTCAACTCGATCAACACGGAGAAGGAGATCATCCTCCGCGGCACGGTCTCCGGCGGCGACGAACCCTACCTGGGCTTCCGCACCTACACGCAGACCAGCGGTGTCAGCACGCGCTACGGCTGGGTACTCATCGGCATGGATGGCTTCAACGCGGGGCTGACGTTCGCCTCTCAGCCCAACGCGGGGCCGGTCCCCCAGTCGAGCGGAACGGTTGGGGACATCACTGCTGGCACCCCGCCCGGCCCATACTTTCTGCTGTTCAACAACGCCCAGAACTACTGGTTCTCGGTCAGCGAACGGCGAATGGTGTGCGTGGTCAACGCCGTGGGCGGTGGTGGCACGAATGCGTACACTTCGATGTACGCAGGCTTGATGAACCCATTTGGTACGGCGACCGAAGCCCCGTACCCACTGTACCTGTCAGCCACCACCGCTGTCCCCAACACCCCGCCGGACGCAGCGACCACCGATGTGACCGGCATGACGGAGCTGTGCTGTGCAGTCTCCGCCAACCGTCGCGCCGCTGCTTACTTCCGCGACCCGACCAGCGGACTGTATCCGCGAGTCATCAACACGAACGGCACCACACCAATCAGCAACGGTCCTTCCGACCCATACACCGCTCGAATCACCCTGTACCCAACGGGGTCTGTCATAAGCACAGACAATATATTTGAGCCAGGGTGCCGCGTAGTGTTCAGCAACGACGGCGGCATGTACACTCGCACTGGCGCAACGCTGACAGACGACGATCTTGCTCCTGCTATATCGGTACTGATGCCGACGATTGGAGACAACGAACTGCTGCTGGTGCCCTGCGTGGTCACGTCCACCGCAACTGCCGCGCCGACCTACTACCATGCGATTCAGGGTGAGCTAGACGGCGTGTACTGGATTCCAGGAACCACATCGGCTGGGACATCGGTGGTGGCAGAAGACACCATCACGATCGGCGGCACCCGGTACAAGATCTTCCCCAACGTGCATCGGCGCGAACGCTACAGCTTCTTCGCCATCAAGGAGGCGTAACGTGGCCTACCAGAACTCAACTGCTAGCAGCATTGATGATCTGTTCAACAAGTTGGCGACCTTTGCTCAAGCTAACGGCTGGACGAAGAACGAACCGGCGGGCTTGACCACGGATCGCTTGTTCCTGTCCAAGAACAGCGTCTTCGTCTCCTTCCGTTGGGCATTGAGCAGTCAGACCGCGGTCGGCGTCTACCAAGCAACTGGCTACGCCGCGGGACTGGCTCCCGGCGGTCAAGCCAATGACAGCGGCAACGGCTTCGTGGGTGCCGTGTTCAACGACGCGAACGTCAAGACGAGCCGGTACGTCTCGATGACCCACTCCGACATGACGTACTGGTTCTTCGAGAACGACTCGTCGCCCGCCTACATCCACGTCGTCGTCACGCTCAACGGCAGTGCATCGAACAGGTTTTCACACTTTGGGTTCGGCGAGTTGACCAAGCTGGGGACATGGACCGGCGGCGAGTACGCCTACGGTCAATACGTCCCGGTCGGCATCGTGGGCACCGACATCGCCAACACCAGCGAACAGTTCAGTTGTGTGCTAGACGGTGGCTTGGGGGCCAGCACGACAGCCTATCGAGCCTTTGCTGCCACCGTCCGCATGGAGAGCCTTCCGGGGCAAACCGTGGGAACTCGCTGGGGTCTGAGCTACGGCGGCGAAAATCCGGGCGTCGATCGTGGTAACAACGTCCGCTACAACATCCAGGGCGGCTTCCGTGCTGGGCCGGTTGCGGCCACGTTTGCGCGGTTCATGAGTTCTCCGACTACGGGCTTGACCGCGATGTACCCGATCAACCTGTACTACGACCGCGGCCTCGTCAGCAGCGTGCGTCAGTGGTATCCGATGGGCTACATGGCGGATGTGCGTGGCATCGACATAACGAACTACTCGGAAGCCCAGGAGTTGACGGTGGGGGCGGACACCTGGGTCGCTTTCCCTGCTAGTTACAAGGTCGCAGTTTTCTCGAACAACGCGACCAAGAACACGGGTGTTGCCTATAAGAAGGTCACGGCATAGCCATGGTCACCGTCACGCCAGACACTATCGAGCTGGTGTTGGCGGTGTTCCAGCCAACGGTCGCCATCGACAGGACTGTCGTTCCGGGGGTGCGGTCGGTCACCATCACCCGGTACACCCCGTCCGTCGTCATCGAGGAGTTGCCCAACGTCCCCATCAGGGTGGTCCTGGGCACCGCGACACTTAGGACGACGGCGAGCAACCGGCCCGAGGACACCAGTGGTCTTCCGCCCACGGTTAGCACGCCGCGGACGGTGACTCCTGGCGTCACGGCTCTCACCGTGCTGGTGCCCTTCCCTGGGCCCACGGTTAGCACGCCGCGGACGGCGACGCCTGGAACGACTGCACTTACCACCACGTCGTATCCGCCCGGCGGCTACACCGTGTTCCCCGGCACCGTTGCGCTCACGGCGACCAGCTACGCGCCGACGATCGCACATACCGTGGTGCCCGAGACCACGCAGCTTCTGCTGGACCCGCAGTTCCCCGACGTACTTATCGTCGATAAGGAAGGAGGGGGCAGCGACTCGGTCGCCAGCAACTACTCCGGTCGCGTCACGACGGACTACTTCATCGAGACCAGCTACTCGATGACGTTCCCCCGGTTCCGCGAACCGTACACCGGGGAGTACGCCAGTCTCCTAGCCCTGGGCGAGGAACTCGCCGGTCCTTTGGCATCAGGGGGCGTGGCTCCGTCGTTCCCGGTTGGCACTGACAACTATGACGCTGTCGTCGCGGAGGAGACCAGTTCGGGCGTTGACTGGTTCAACAAGGTCCACTTCTTGGACCGACAGGTTTACAACTTCGGCCTAGTCCTCTCGCAGAAGACTGACGACTACGAGGTCTTCAACTCTTGGCGGCAGAACGTCACGTTCACCGCCCTGGTCAACAACATCGGCAGCAGCGTCACGCTGCCAAATCTGCCCACGCAACCGAGCACCGTCACTGCGTTCACGTCCTTCCTCGACCCGGTCAGCACGCACGCCAGCGGCGCGAACAAGAACAAGACGCGACTGAACCTCGTCGTTTCAAAGGACGGCCCGCCCACCTTCAACAACACGATCGAGTGGGAGTTCAGCACTGGTGACGTAGCCACGGCGCGGTTGATTGGTTCCCGCCTCTCGATCATCCCGGCGATCTACGAGTCGGACTTCGAGGAGACCTGGGAGTTCATCAGCAATACGATCGCGGTAGACGATGGTACGGAACAGGTGCTGTCGCTGGTCGGCTACCCGGTCCAGAGCTTCAGCGTGCGATTCGCACTCGACTCGGATGACCGTCAGCGGATGCAGCTCCTGTTGATGGGTGCGCTCCCGCGCCTGCTCGCATTCCCCGTCTGGCACGAAGACATCAGCACCACTGCACTGGCAAGCGTGGGCGCAACGTCGGTCGCGGTCAGTGCCACGACCGACGTGGACTACCGTGTTGGCGGGTTCGCGATGCTTTGGTCTTCGGCCACAGCCTACGACGTGGTCGAGCTCTCCAGCGTCAGCACCAACAGCCTGGACTTCAGCAACACTCCGATCCTTGGGAGCTACGCATCCGGCACGCGGGTGGTGCCGCTGCGCCTGGGATACATCGTCGGAGACGTGCCCAACGCAAGGTCGCTGGTCAACCTGGACACCTACATGATGCAGTTCCGGGTTACCGACAACGAGACCGGGATGTTCGCTGGGTCTACCACGGGGTGGAGCACCTACAGCAGCAAGGTGCTGCTCGACGACCCCAACTACATGGACCTCACGATGGAGACGCTTTCCACGACCCGTGTCCGGGTGATCGACAACGCAACCGGCGTGGTCGAGTACGTTCCGCTCCAGGAAAAGAGCCGTCGCAACTCGAACAAGGGCTTCAGCATCCGGTCGCGTTCGGAGCTGATGAAGGTGAAGAAGCTCCTGTTGGCCCTCCGTGGGCCACAGATCTCGTTTCGCCTGCCTACATTCGCGGAGGACGTGACCGTGGTTGCCGACCTCACCCTGAACAGCACGACGATGGACATCCGGCACATCGGCTACACGAAGTACTCCCAAAGCCGAGAGCCCAGGAAGGTGTTCCGCATCACGTTCACAAACGGAACGTCGTTGGTTCGCGTAGTGCAGTCGTCCGTCGAAGTCAGTACAGCAGTCGAGCGACTGACGCTCGACACAACATGGCCCTCGACTCGAACCGCGGCACAGGTCCGCCGCGTCGAGTTCTACGAGCCAGTGCGCTTCGATACAGAGCAGTTCACGTTCCGGTTCAAGCGCACCGGCAAAGCCAGCCTTGTCGCGCCCGTCAAAACCTTGGTGCCCTGATGAGCAGCTTCTCCTCGCTTGAGACCGGCCTCGAAACCAACAGGCCGATCGAGACGTACACGATCACCATCTACACCTCGACCTACCGCTACACGAGCGCACCGTCGAACGTCACCTACGGCGGCAACACCTACACGTCGATTCCGATCCGCCGCACCGGACTCCGTTCTGGGCCAGAGAATCGCAGGGCTACGTTGACGGTCGAGGTTCCCAGCAGCAACGACTTCGCGCAGTTGTTCATCGGAACGCCGCCCGCCCAGAGGGCGGACCTGGAGATCCACCGTTTGCAGCGGGACGAGTCCCCGACCTTCGCAACGCAACTGGAGATCTTCACCGGGGCGATTCAGTCGGTGCGGTTCCCCGAGAGCGGCAAGGCCGAGCTGACAGCGCAGTCCATCGAATCTGCGGTGAACCGGATCATGCCGCGTTACAGCTTCATGGGCATGTGCAACCACACGCTGTACGGACCGGGGTGTGGTGTGAATCAAGCAGCATTCAGTTTCGATAGCACCATCTCCGCAATCGCCGACAACGTGATCACGGTCACCGGGGCCAGCACCTCGGGGTTCGACTTCACAGGTGGGCACGTCGTTGTCCCCAGCATCAGCGGGACGCGGCTGGTGGTCTCGCAGACTGGCAACAACCTGACGCTGCTCGCTTCCTACAACTCGACGCTGGTGGGCTCGACCATCTCGTGCTTCGCTGGCTGCGACCACCTTGTAGACAGCGACTGTGCCTCGGTGTTCAACAACGTGTCCCGTTTCGGCGGCTTTCCGTTCGTGCCCAACCGAAACATATTCACGAAGGGGCTAACGGTAGACTAATGCTGCTCATCGCTGACTGGGTCGTCATGGCGATCATCCTGATTATCACCACGATCCTGGCGGAGGTACTTCGTCCAAAGCCGAAGTTCGAGGATGCCCGCCCGTCCGGCATCGGAGACTTCCGCGTGCCCACCGCAACTGAGGGGCGCGTTGTTCCGCTGCTCTGGGGACGAGCGCGGATCGACGGAGCGAACGTGGTCTGGTACGGCGATGTCTACCAACAAAAGCGGACCAAGAGCATCCGCACGGGAATCGCTTCTAAAAAGCGTGTCACGCTGGGCTTCAGGAACTTCGTCGCCTTCCAGCAGGGTTTGTGCCGTGGACCAGACGTTGCCCTGCGCGGAGCGTGGGTTGACGACACTCTCGTCTTCACCGGCAACATCACGACCTCGGATACCTTTGTCATCGACAAGCCGAATCTGTTCGGCGGCGACGAGGTGGGCAACGGCGGCTACAAGGCCACGGTTGAGTTCTACCCCGGCAGCCCCGGACAGCCGATCAGCGACTTTCTCGACACGCCGGGTAGGCAGCGTGTGTCGGCCCCCACATCTACTGCGCCTCGCTACAACGGAACGTGCCACATCGTCGTTCGCGGCATCGGTGCTGTCACCACGGGCCTGAACTCGGCGTACATCGGCAACTCGACCACTGTTCCGATCCTGGCAGTGGACGTTGAGCGGTTCCCCGCCCTCTTTCCTGGGCAAACCGGATCGCAGAACAAGGTGGGAGCGAGCGACGCCAACCCGATCAACGTGATCTACGAGATCCTCACGAACACGGAGTGGGGTCTCGGACGCGATCCGGGTGACATCGACACCGGGGCTGGATCGTCTTTTCTGGAATCCAGCGACACCCTGATTACTGAGAATAACGGGTTCTCGATGATCCTGGATCGCGCACTCGTGGCGAACGAGCTGTTCCAAGAGATCGAGCGGCAGATCGGTGGCATGATCTACCGCGACCTGGAGACCGGGAAGTGGAAGGTCACGCTGGCCCGCGACAACTATGTTCTCGCTTCGCAGCCGCTCATCAACGAGTCGAACTCAGAGCTGGTCAACTACCTTCGCAGCGGGTGGGAAGACACCACAAACCAAGTTCAGGTTCTCTTCAATAAGCGAGACGACGAATACAAGGAGAGCTACGCAATGGCCCAGGATCTTGCCAACGCGATGATCCAGGGGGACGGAACCGTTATCGGCAACCAGATCGTCTCGTCGCAGGTGAAGTTCCCTGGGGTCAAGACCAGCACCCTGGCGGCTCAACTCGCGTGGCGAGAGCTGCGAACGCTCTCCTACCCCGTGGCCCGCGTGGAGCTGACGGTCAACAGGAGCTTGTACAACCTGGAGCTGAACAGCGTGTTCCGCTGGTCGAACAGCTTGTACGGCATCACGGAGATGCCGCTTCGGATCGTGACGATCGACTACGGCACGTTGAGCGATAACGCCATCAAGCTCGGCTGCGTCGAAGACATCTTCTACTACGCCGAGCCATCGTTCGGAATCCCGCAACCCACACTCTGGACGCCGCCAGTCTTCGTTCCGGTCGCCTTCCCTGCCGCAGATCAGCTCATCATGGAGTGCCCACGGGCGATCCTTTTCCGCGATAACGGCGAAGGCAACTATGCGGCTTCGAGCTGGTTTCTACAGATTTCCATCACGGGCGGCAACATCTGGATGCCATCGTTTTCGAGCTTTGCCACCCTAATCGGAAACGCCGTTTGGTGCGGAGCGATCCGACAAGGCTACGAGCAGGGCTTCCGGGTGCTCCAGGGGTCGTTGCGTCTTAGCGATCAGGATCAGTTCATTGAGTACGGGGAGCTTGTTTCCTCTGTAGCAGCACAGCAGAGCAACCCCGTCGCGTCGATAACGATGTACGCGAATGCCTTCCTCGCGGACTCCTTCGCCACAACAGACATCGAAGTGGACGATCTGGGCTCCAACCTTGCCCAGCTCATCATGGTTGACGAAGAGTTCATGCTCGTGTCGTCGGCATCCTACGACAGCAGTACCGGCATCCTCACCCTGAACAACGTCTACCGAGGTGTGCTGGACTCGGTGCAGAGGGCGCACACGGCGGGAACCCGAGTACTCTGTCTGTTCACGGGCGGCGACATCGCACGAAATCAGTCGGGCAACCCGTATATAATCCGAAACACAAGCGTAGCCAACAACTCGACCTCAATCAGCCTGCGGATGTTCAGCGGAGACGCGGCATTCGCCGGAGCGGTCACCAGCGTCACGATCTCGCGCACAGGCTACCGACTGTTCCGTCCATACCCGCCCGCGCTGATCGGCTACAACTCCAGCCTAACTCCGTTCACCACACCGAGCCTTGAGGGCGAAGGGTCCGGCTTCAACGGCTACCGCTTCGACGTGACGTGGGCCCGTCGTGACTTCGAGACGCTGAACGAGGCGACTGCTGTGACCGGCGACGAGGAACCCACGGTTTCGACTTCGTACCAAGTTGAGGTGCGTGCCGATCCCGCCGGAGCAAACACGCTGGTGGGCAGCATCAGTGCCTTTGCAACGGGCGTGGGGCCGGTCGGGGTGACCCGCAACAACATCCTCATGGCGGCTGCCGCGGGCACACTGCTGCGTGTTCTTGTGCGCTCACAGCACCAGGACGGGGACAGCGGACTCACGACGGTGAGCAAGTACGACTGCGAGCACGATGTCACGCCCACATCGTCGCTGACGGGGCAGTTCAGGCTCAACACCGGCACGTCGGGCCTCGCGGCCAACGTGGCGAGCGCGAGCTACACGGCTGTGGCGACCGGCACCTTCACGGTCAACATCGGCGCGGCACAGACGAGCGCGAACTTCCAGGTCTCGCTGAACGCGGGTGCCTGGACCACCGTGATCGCGGGCGGCGCAGCTCTGACCACCGGCACCTTCTCCGCGACCAGCGGCGACGGCATCCGGCTGCGTCGTACCGTGAACGAGGCCCCCAACCCGCAGTTCGTCGAGCTGCGAAACCCAAGCAGCACCGCGGTCGCCTACGGCGTCTTCAACAACTAGGATTCCCGCCCATGATCGAGATCGAGCAGCAGGCAACCGAAGTGTCTGATCCGTCGTGGCTCCAACTCCTGGAGCGGCTGGGCCTACCAATCTTCCTGATCCTCTTCGGGTGCGCGATTATCTGGAAGCTGCTGCCCTACGTCATCGAGTGGTTCAAGCAGGGCACGGTGTCCGCAAGGACCGTGGCGGAAGCGATGCCCGACGTGAAAGTGTCGCTTCAGCGCATGGCCGATGGGCTGACCAACAGCCATGAGAAACTAGAGAAGCTCGACGACAAACTAGAGAAGCTCGACACGATCGTTGCCATCGACCGAAAGACAGATCAAATCTTGGCTGTTGTGACTGCCCCGCGACAGAAAACTTGACTTTTTAGGTGTTGTGGGATAAAGTTCTTGCGAAGCCTTGTCGATAAAGGCTTCCAGGAACAACCGTGGTCACCATCAAGGATTGGTACAAGAGGGTCAACGATCTCTGGCCCAAGAACGCAGAGGGGCGGCGCGATCTGCCCACGCTGACCTACCACGAGGCCGAGCGCGCCGCGCGCAAGCTCTTTCGTTGGGCAGGGCTGAAGTTCGAGCACTACGAGGAGGCTCGCGTCAACGCAGCGACCTGGGTGCGTCGCCGAATCTATGGTGCCCGCTGGGTTGAGGTGGTGGCGATCAACGCGCACCGCGGCTGGCACGACCTCGTCCACATGGTCAGCCACATCGTCAACCAGCGGGCGGGCCACAAGCCGCACGGTCGTGAGCACGCCCGCCTGGAGCTGGGCATGGTCCGGCAGGTGCTCAAGCGGGGCTGGTTGCAGGGAACCCTGCGGCCCGCTCCGGTCGTCGTCAAGCCCGAGCCCGCACCGATCCCGGTGCCGTCCGAGGCTCCGGCTCCGATCTCGCGGACTGCAACCAAGCTCTCCCACGCCCAGCGGATGCTGAAGGTGGCGACGACTCGCCACAAGCGGGCCGCGACGCTGCTCAAGAAGTGGCAGCGTCGGGTCAACTACTACTCCCGGAGCACGACGTGAAACTTGCCACGACCGCCATCTACTGCGCCTTCAGCTTCACGCTGGGCGCGCTGCTCCTGCCGCGCACCGTCGTGCTCTGCAAGACCGTCGAGGTGCCCGTCGAGCGCGACGTGCAGCCCGAAGTCCACGCCGAGGTCGCCGCGCTGCTCGCGCCGCGGGTCGAGGTGCCAAGCGGGGGCGAGCCTACACCGTTGCCGCCTCTCGCCGCCGTCGCGCCGATGGCGCGGATCGACGTGCCGTGGGCAGACCTGGAGCGCACGCTGCACGACTCGACGCTTGTGCGCTCGCCCGCCGAGCTGGGCGAACTCGCCGCCGCCGTCGAGGACGTGTGGGCCGTGCTGTGCGCCGAGCGCGAGTTCGACGCCCGCGTCCGCGAGGTCCTGCGCGAGCAACCCGTCCCGCCCACGCCCTGGGTCGAGCGCAAGCACTGGCGCGACTCTCGGTGGCTGCCGTGGGTCGAGACCAACCTTCCCTTGTTCGTCGATCAGCTTTACCGCTTCCGTGTTCCAGCGGCGGTGGTTGATCGTTACCGCAACCGCAAGCTGGACCAGTACTGAACACTGAACCATGAAAACCCTTCTCACAGTCCTCCTTTTTCTCCTCGCCCCTGCCGTCGCGCAGATCGCCACCCCGGTGGGCACCACGACCCTGTCCGCGGGTGAATCCCTGTACGACACCTCGGGCCGCAGCATCAGGAACGGTGGTGTCAACAGCGGCAGCGTCAACGTGAAGTTCAACGGCAAGCTCAAGACCGATGGGCAGGGGCGCACCTACGTCGAGGGTGACATCACGACGGTGACGAACCCGAGCAGCGGTGGCAGCAACGGTCCAATCGAGATCGACACCAGCGGCAAGCCGCTGGAGGTCGTGCTCGCCCGCAACGGAGCTAACGGCCCGATCACCTCGAACATCGTCGGCGGCGACGCCACGATCACGATCAGCGGCGACCGGAACGACGCCACGGTGGGCGGCACCGGCAACACGCTCCTGATCTCCGGGCGCAACAGCACCGGCACCGGCACCGCGGGCAGCGGCGGCAGCGTGACGCTGACCGGCAACGGCTCGACGTTTCAGTCCGGTGGTGGCAACTGGACCTTCCGTCGCTAGAAGGTTGTTGCTACCCTAGCTTGCAGAACCCGGAACCAGTGACCTACACGTTCAAGACGAAGCCGTTCGCGCACCAGCTTGAGTGGTGGGAAAAGTCCCGAGAAAAACTTGCCTGGGCCGTGCTCTGGGAGCAGGGCACAGGCAAGTCCAAGCTGACGGTCGATACCGCGGCGTGGCTTTACAAGCAGGGCGCGATCAACGCCCTGGTCGTGATCGCGCCCAACGGGGTGCATCGCAACTGGGTGGTGAACGAGGTGCCCATGCACTTGCCGGACGAGGTCCCCTACCGAGCGGTCTCGTGGCAGAGCAACAAGGCTGCGTCGCAGAAGTTCCGCAAGGACGCCTACGACGCCCTGACCTTCCCTGGGCTCCTGGTCGTAGCGATGAACTACGACGCTGTGATGACTACCTTGGGCGACCGCTACCTGCTCCGTGTCCTTGAGGGTCGCCGCTGCATGATGGTGTTGGACGAGTCCGCACGCATCAAGAGCCCGAAGGCGAAGCGCACCATCCGCATCCTGGCGCGGGGCCTGTACGCACGCTACCGGCGCATCCTCACCGGCACGCCGGTCGCCAACTCCCCGTTCGATGTCTACACGCAGTTCAGCTTCCTGGACCCTGGCGTGTGGCACAACATCGGATGCCGGAGCTTCTCTGCGTTCAAGGCGCACTTCGGTGTGTGGGCAGATCGTCTCGATCCACGCAGCGGGCGGATGTACCGGGAGCTGATCAAATATCAGAACCTGGACAAGCTGACACAGGTCTGTGAACAAGTGGCGTCACGGGTCACCAAGACCCAGGTGCTCGATCTGCCGCCGAAGCTCTACACCAAGCGGTACTTCGACCTGAGCCCAGAGCAGGCGAAGGCATACGCGGAGATGAAGGAGCACTTCGCCATTCAGCTCGCGGCGGGCGAGGTGACTGCGATGCTGGCGATCACGCAGCTTCTGCGGTTTCAGCAGATCACGAGCGGCTTCGTTCCGCTCGACGATGAGACCGTCTTGCAGTTCGAGAAGAATCCGCGGCTGGAACTGCTGAAGGACCTCGTCGAGGACACGACCGGGAAGATGATCATCTGGGCGAAGTTCAGCCTGGAGATCACCATGCTCCTGCACGCTCTGAAGGAGCTGGGCGTCGAGGCTGTTCGCTACGACGGGCAGACCTCCGCAGAGGAACGCGGCGAAGCCATCACCCGGTTCCAGAACGGAACAGCACGGGCGTTCGTGGCGAATCCCGCTGCGGCAGGCGAGGGGCTCACGCTGCACGCCGCAACCACGGTCATCTACTACAGCAACAGCTTCAAGCTGACCGATCGGCTTCAGTCTGAAGACCGCGCCCATCGAATCGGCCAGCATCACCCCGTCACCTACATCGACATCGTGGGCGCAGAGACCGTGGACGAGAAGATCGTGGACGCACTCCGCAACAAGCGAGACATTGCCTCTGTGGTAACCGGAGACACCGCTAAAGACTGGATCTAATGGGCTACGTCTACGTCGTGCAGCGTCAGTTCCGCTACGACTCCGAGAAGGGCAGCGTGGTGCCCAGGTACGACCTTGCTCCGGCGGAGAAGTACGGGGAGCTTCGACTGATCCTGACGGACCGCACGGCAGTCGAGAAGTCGGCGCAGATCATCTCCAAGATGGACCTCCTGCTCCGCAACTACTCGGACGACGACTACCTCCTGCTCATCGGTCACCCGGTCCTGATCGGCTGGGCGACTGCTCTCGCCGCCGCGCATAACAAGGGCAGGATCAAACAGTTAGTGTGGAGCGGGAAGGATCGGTGCTACAATCCCGTAGAAAGTTTTTTGCCCATCAAGCCACACCGTGGTAATGTGCTGGCATGATGGAAGGCTACGAAGGTTACACGTCCGAACCCGTCTCCGCCGATGTCGTCGGTCTCGGCAAGCTGGCCGATGAGCTGGCGAAGGCAGAAGCAGAAGCTGCGGCCACAGAAGCCAAGCTGGCGCAGATCCGTTCCCGCATCACCGATCTGGGCGAGCGGCAGATCCCCGAGCTGATGGACCAGCTCGGCATGCGCTCCATCGTGACCGCGAGCGGCTTCACGGTGGACGTGAAGAGCACGATCCGCGCGTCGATCCCTGCTGGCAACAAGGAGCGGGCGATGGACTGGTTGGACGAGAACGGCCACGGTGGTTTGATCAAGCGAAACATCTCGGTCGCCTTTAGCCGCGACCAGGAAGTGATCGCACACGAGCTGGAAGCCCAGTTGGGGGCGCGGTTCGAGAACGTCCGCACCGACCGCAAGGTCGAACCGAGCACGCTGCGCTCCTGGATCGGAGAGCAGCTCGAAGCCGGTGCGGAGGTTCCCTTGGAGCTTTTCGGTGCTTGGGAGCAGCGTGTCGCTCGCATCTCCAAGGCCGAGTAACCGTCCCTGCACGCGAGGACGAAAAAGTGTCGCCTGCAACTCAGAGGTAGAACGATGACTACGTCGAAGAAAGAAGAGATCGTCGCTGCACAGTCGCAGCTCCCTGCCGTGTCCTACGACTACGGCACCATGGCCGGTGGCGGCTTCGAGGGTGTCACCCACGAAGACTTCACGATGCCGTTCCTCAACATCCTCCAGCCGATGAGCCCGGAGGTGAGCAGCAACCCGGACGCCCGTCCCGGTATGCTGATCAACAGCGTCACGAAGGAGCTGTTCGACGGCAAGACGGGCGTGGTGTTCGTGCCTGCGGCACGCCAGCACGTCTTTGTCGAGTGGAAGCCGCGTGACCAGGGCGGCGGCATCGTGGCTCGCCACGAGCCGACCTCGGACATCGTGATGGAGGCCAAGGCCGAGGCGAAGAGCTTCGGCTCGTACAAGACGGAGGCTGGCAACGATCTGGTGGAGACCTTCTACATGATCGGCCACATCCTGGAGAACGAGGACGACGCGGAGCCGGTGGGCGCGGTCGTGATCCCGTTCTGGTCGAGCAAGATCAAAGTCTACAAGCGTGTCATGCAGATGTTGAACTCGTTCAAGGGCCGTCCCCCGTTGTTCGCCAACCGGCTGCGAGTCTGCGTCAACCAGGAGAAGAACAACTCGGGTACGTTCTGGAACTTCGACATCCGCCCGGTGAAGGGGGGTGTCGGCGAGTCGCTGATCGCGCCGAAGCACCCACTGCTGACGCTGGGCCAGCAGCTCAACAAGTCGGTGTTCGCGGGTGAGCGTCGCATGGCCGACGAGTCCGTCGATGTCGGTGAGGGCGGCGGCAAGACGCCGTTCTGATCAACCCGCCCCCGGAGGCACTCTCCGGGGGCTACTTAGGAAAACCATGGCAAAGCGTTTGAGTCACGAAGAGCGGCAGAAGCGACGTGCGGAAGCCGTCCAGCAGTTGAAGCGGGGCGTGTCTCCCGCAGAGCTGTCGCACAAGTACAAGCTGTCGGTGGCCTACCTGT